CAGCACCAGCACCAGCACCAGCACCAGCACCAGCACCAGCACCAGCACCAGCACCAGCACCAGCACCAGCACCAGCACCAGCTTGTGCAGCGGCAGCGCCGCCAGTACCAACAAGAGCAGCAGTAGAAGAAACGGCATCGGACATGTCTTATTCCTTGGCGGCGCTTCGGCCGGCGTAAAGTTCGTAGAGCTTGTCGTCGTCCAATTTCAGATGACGGGCAATACGAAGAAACACCTCGCGGCGTCCTTCGAGTACGGCGTGGACACGAGGGTCCGCGTGGAACGTGGATTCGTGAGCACGACAGAACTTGGCCAGGTCGGTCAATACTTCCTCGCCCATAGGGCTGTGGAAGATGGCTCGGTAGGCGCTGCGCCGACACTGCAGAAAGCCCAATAGGCTGTCAATCACCGCCATCCTTGCACCTCCTGTATCGTGAAAGCTGGTTCACGCCGATAACGTTCGGCGCCTTCCATCCCGTTCTGCCACAGCCAGCGCCGCGGATCATCAAGGGGGAATGGCGGCTCCGCCTGCCAGCCTTTGAACTGAAAGGCTTCCCATCCGGAGCGGATGGCTTGGCGCTGCTCCCCCTCATCCAACGCGCGCCAGCGCAGTCCCGAGGGGACTTGAATTGGCTTGGGCATTGTCAGCAGGTGACCGTAGTTTCCAAAGGGAAAAACTTTCTAAACGGATGATCCGTAATCGTGCCGGAGAAATGCACTGGCGGCGTCACTTTCGTAAATACCAGCTGCAGATGCTCTCGAATAGATTTCCATTGTTCGGCCGTTGGCGCCTTGTCAGTCAGTTCTGCAAAGCCCTGCAACCAACAAGCAAATTGTGTTGCGTCCATCGTTAGCCTCCGAGGCTATTACCTTCAGGTGCCGCGGCCTTCATCATGGCGGCCATGGATGGGCCGGCATCGATCGCCTGCTGCGCCTGTTGCTGCTGGGCTCGCGCTTGGCGCTTGGCCATCACAACTTCCGGCGAATTCATGAAGCGCGCAGGCGCGCCGCTGATTTCGGCCACGGACGGGATGATCTCGTCGAAATTGAACTGATCCATCACCGACGGATCTTGCGTCTGCGTCGCGATCTCCGCGGCGAACTGGATGGAGCGCTGGATACCGGAGGCTTCCTCGGCGCGCATGGCCCGATTGAGCGGAGCATCAAACTCAACCAGCCAGCCCACGCCGGCACGCGATGCCTCCTCCAACTCCGGCGGCATCGGAGGAATAAGCCCCTGGCCGTACAGCACGTCGAACTCGCGACGAATCTGCGTACCGTGGCCTTCGGACTGGTAACGACCCATCGTGGGACTGAGCAGCGCGCCTTTCTCGCGGGCACGTTCCAGCACCTCGGTTGCCGTCATCTGCGGGGTTTCGACCAGGATCTGAAACAGCGTCACCAAAAAGGCGTCGTTGATCGTCTGCCGCTCGTCGTCCATCGACTCCTTCGTGGCCACCGGATTGCCCACAGGCAAGGTGTCCACGAGGCGCCGGCCCTCGGCCGAGATACCACCGAAATTCAGTGCACCCGGGCGAAGATCCAAGCCGTCCATGATCCCGTCGTCATGCGCCAGCAGCACTGGATCGGCGGCGCGGTGCATGGTTTTCAAGAAGGTCTTCTTTTGCTGGTTCAGTCCCTTGATCGCCGGCAGCACGTTCATAGCCGGACTTCGGCCATACATCTCGCCGGGAGCCGTCAGGTACCGCGCCGTGGCATATGGGTTGGAGACATAGCCGGAATCTTCCAGCAGAAATTTGTCGTCCTCCAGCACGTACTGGCAGGCGAACGGCATCACCTTCCCGGCCAACGCATTGGGCTGCCAGTTGGCGCGCGGGCCAGTGTAGTGAACGATCCACACCAGTTCGTCCGACGCCTTCTCCATCTTAGCCGCAAAACCCTGCGGCAACGCCTTCCAGCGCTGCGCGATGGCGCGGCGGCTCAGGCGAAAACGACGGATGTTGGTATCGACGTTGCCCTGGTGATCTTCGGAAATGAACAACTCGGGCAGCGGAATGTTGCGATAGCGCAGGCCCCGCGCGCCCGGATTGGTCGGCTCACGCAGCCGATCGACGAACAGGGAGCACGTACCGAATGCGCCCATACCGACGTAGCCGTCATGCTGCTGCGCCTGATAGCCGGAGTTGGTGGCATACCGGTAATGGAACATGATGTCCGTCACCTGGTCACACCAGAGTCGGACATTGCGCTTACGGTTCAGATCGGGATCGGCAATACGGATTCCGTGCCACTTGCCATTGCGTGGCGTGAGCATGGACTCCATGGCCGCGGCAAAACGAAACAATGCTGTGTTGGCCGTGGCGTCAAACATCTCCAGGCCACGTTCCTGACCCGGGGTGTACAGAGTGTTCTGGAAGAACGTGTTTTCGTAATACGGAAGCACCACACGCGCCACGTCATCCCAGTGCTGGGCGAAAATGGCGCGGTCGGACTGTGCCTGGGAGAACCGGTCCAGGACTTGACCGACGATGTCCTCGCTCGTCGCCATCAGCTACCCAGCAGGGACGAAGACGATACGGTGCCCGTATTGGCCAGGCCTGCGCCACCCGTCAACATGGTGCTTGACCGGCCGCCCAAGAGGCGCCGACGCAGCTCGTCATCCGCCGCCTCATCGAGCTGGGCGGATGAATTCGACATCGTCGGCGCGGCGGGCGCCGGAGTGGGATCCTTGGGCTTCTTGGTGTCCTGCCCCACCAGTTTCATGAGGGCATGATTCACGCCGCCAAGCAGGTTTCCGATCGCAGACATGGGCAAGAAATCAACAGGATGACGTCGATAGTCTAGCCGAATGTTGACATTTTGTCATCACTTAGCCCAAAAGTGGGAAGTCCACATTGCGGGCCGTGGCCCGCTTTCGTTGGTGCCGGGATGCGTTGCGGTCCCGGCGTGGGATCACCTGGCCAAATGTCATGGCCAGGGCATCGCCATCGTTCGGAGAGGCCAAGCCGCGTTTCTTCATGTCGTCCTTGGACTCCACCTGCTTCTTCCCGGTGGTCTTATTGACGATGCGTTTCGGTCCCTTGAGATCATCCTTAAGCACATCCGTGTCATCGATGGCACCATTACGCAACCAAATCGTCAGCTCGCCGTAACATTCGGCGCGCTTGTTGTGATACTGGTTTTCGTCTGCAGGCTTACCCTGCATGTAAACCCCAATGACCTTGTAACCCAAGGCTCGGAGATACTCACCGCCTGGGGCGCCCACACCATTGGCATCAATGATGACGGCGTCCGGGTCGTACTTCTCAATCGCCGGCACAACGTGGTTGGCCGTGAATTCCAGCACTTCCATGCCGCCGCGGCGAATGGCCGGAATGGACCGGGCATCGAATCCGCGCCGGAATCGGATCACAGAAGGATCCTTGCCGCCGTTGCCGTAGTCCACAGCCATGATGAGGGGAGCGCCCTTGTCCTCGATGATCTCTCGCTCCCGGGCACCAAGGATCAGGTCCATGGGGATCAGCTGGTCGTCGCCGGCGTTGGGAAACTCGCCGTAGACCTCCACCCGGGCTTCATCCGAATCCTCGCCATAGGTGCGAATGATCTTGGCGTAGGTTTCCGAATCGGTGCCCTCCACGGTCCTGGCATCGATCTTGATAGGGTTCCAGTCACCACGGTGCCTGTGGTGGGATTCGAAAAACGGACCCGTGTTGTTTCGGGGGTTCGAGTACAAGTCCCAGTAGCGATCCAGAACAGGCTCCGTGAAAAATCCTTCGGACACGGTGAAGATGGCCTGAGGAATACCGCTGGCCTCGTCGAACTTCAGCATCACCCCGTTGTGGTTATGGACGCCAGCGAAGGCGTCGGGCTTCTCTTCGGACCACAACTGGGCGTTCAGGTAGTAATAGGCCGTATCAATCTTGAGCTGGGACTCCAGCAACTCCTTGAACCAGTCGGCCGGCCGCAGAGACATGGCCGACCGGTCGAACCAGTGGCTATTAATGGCCAGGGTGTGCCACTTGCCCAACTCGACCATGGTGCGGGAAACCAGCTGCTGCTCGGTATTGGCCGTGACAATCGTGGTGGACCCGAGCCGTGTCGACATCATCCACATGCCTTCGAAGCTGAATTCCGCCGACTTGCCGATACCACGGCCCGAGGCGATCGACTCCTGCCACATCTTCGGCTTCTGACCCTGGGCGATCCGCAGCTTGTTGGCCCGGATATGATCCGTCTTGGCCTCCATGCGCTCGATCTGCCAGGCGCGTGGCTCTTTGAAATTGGCTAAGGGGGTGTTGGCCTTGCCCCACGGGAACACGAACATGTTCCAGGCACGCAGATCGTCGGCCAGCTGGGGATCCCACAGCTCGGTCATGAGCGTTTGCTCGTCCTGTGCGCTGTAAATCTGCTTGGCCTTGGCCATGCGTTTATGTTCCGTTTAGGTTAAATGGCTTGGGAAATTTCAAAAATTTTTAGTCGCGGCCGGCTTATATGGCCTCGGATGGAACTCGCGCGGCCAATCCCGGCCCCCACCCCCACGCCACCCCTCCCCTGGCGCGCAAAAGGGGGCCCCGCGGCCCGCGCGAGGATCAGTCGAAGATGTCCGGGAGCTGCGCAACTGATTGTTTATCAACTGAACCAGCCGCATTTTGTTCAGTAACATCAACGGCTTGCACATCGATGATGTAAGCTGGGTCGCACCTGGGTCGCAACGCACGTCGCGCATGGGCTTCGGCCAGGGCGCTGCCGATGTCGATGACTTGGTTGACGTTGAGGTCGATGCGATCGCCGAAGACTTTGGGGATCAGCTTGCTCGCAAGCCATTGATCTGTCTTGATGATGAGCGCGGCGCGGTTGACATCGGGCTCAGTGCGGGCCACTTCCGCGATTCGGTCGATGCGGCGGTCGACTATGATCGCGCGCGCCCGACGCACCGCCTGTTCGAAAGCTGGCAGATCGGCCAGCCACTTGGTGTAGCGATATTCGGTGATGCCGGCCAGCTCGCACGCCTTCTCGATCGATTTACCGGTTGCAATCAGCGTGCACACCTGTTTCTGCTGCTCGTCCAACGCCTGATCGTCAAATACAGATAGATGTTTGCTGTCGTCCATCGTCCGTCCACATAGAAATTCATTCGTCGAGGGTGTTGACATTTACTCAGCACGATGACATTTTAGCATCATCAACCACCAAGCAGGAGAGCGTCATGACCCGCCAAGCCCTTCGCACCGAATATCCCTTCCACCTCAATCCGCCGCGGCAACACGTCACCTGCTGCAAACCGCGCAAGCTGCCTCGCCGGTCCTGGCTGCAGCGCGTGCGCGACGAGATCGCACGCCTGCTGCGTTGAGCTTTTGTCATCACTCGGAGCAATTCATGGACGCACAGACTGTCAGCCGATACTACCTCGACGGGATACGGGAGGGCCGAGAAATCCATAGGCGCGAAGGAAAGGAAAACGCGGCCGCACACATCGCCAACCTGCGAGAGACGATCAAAGGATTCTCCGCGGCGTCACCTGTGGGACAGATGCTGCGGGGCGAACTAGATTTCTGGCGCAGTCAATTGCATGACTGAACGCGACAGAAATCCCCGCAACGAAGAAGCCCCCGTTGTTGGGGGCTTTCTTTTTGTCCAGTCAGCAGCCACGTCCGTGCGGCGTGGACACGCGCCTTTTCTGGCCAGCGGGCGGGAGGGCGCCCTTCCACTATTCTAGAATCTGAAATACTGGACTGAAAAGTTCAGAAGCTGCAAACCCTCGATCTTACTTACTTATTCTATATATTCTATTATTCTAATAAATATAGAATATATAGAGGGACATACCGTACAAACAAACACTCATTCTGTTTTGTACGTATCCACTTTTCTCCCTACAGCAACCTACTACTTTGCCGTAGAATCCCGGAATTTCACAGAATACTGAGCCAACTCAAGCACTTATCGTAGAATCTGCCGTAGAATCCCTTCTACGAATTTTGGAATCCTACCCGTATCCCACCCATGCCCAGTACGGGATACACACCCTCCAGTTTTACATCGCGCTGTATGTCCCCTATTCCAAATGCGGGACCGAGATCAAAATGCCCTGGCGTGAATCCCGGTCGCAATTTGCGCAAAAACACCTCTCCCCCTTCGCCCTTTATGATGGCCAAGTCCACACCATCGGCCGACGAAGATATGCTCGATCGAGAGTAAAATACACGCCAGCCGGCCATAAAGGGATCGCCTTCGATGGCTAACGCGACGATGTCCGCATTCTCATCGCCAGCGGCCAGGGGCTTGAAGGTGACAAGGCCGGAAATGGCGTCAACGGAACCCGCCAGCGGCGGCACAATGGGCATTGGCGCGCGCAACACTGTGGCTTCAGACGTTGCCGAGCCTACGGCTCCTAGCCTTACGCCCATGCGGCCGAAAATTTCCTCGGGCGTCACGCGAAGTACTCGCGCCCACAGGCGGGCTTCGTGAACCTGCAGCTTGCGCGTCCCGGCGATGGTCCGGCTTACAGAAGCGATGTCCATACTTACCCGGCGAGCAAAGTCCCGCATGGACATATTGTTGTCTTCGATGAGCCGGCGTAACCAAGCGCCATCGATTCGGTATTTCGGCTTTGTCATAAACAGGACCCTCCGTTGGCCCCCTGTAGTTTAAAAATCTCAACAAAGATAGCCCCCTGCGGACGTTTTGGCAACAATTGAGTCCCCGGGGGATAGAACACCCCTTCAACGTGTTGACATTTACGCATCATCGGCGCAGAGTGCCTTTCACCAGAGATAAAGAGACGATAGTGGAGCGGCGAACGAATCCTTACAACGGCCCCTTGGCTTGGCGGCTCTACATTGCCAAAGAGAGGGAGATAAAGATGGCCGCAGTGTGCGCGGAATTGGCTTTGTTACGTGCGGAAGCAAGAGCCAGGCACGCCAGCACCCCTGTTATTCCTGCGGAACATTCCGACATCGTTCGTGCCGCATACAAGCTATTTGGCGGTGTAGACGAAGTAGAACGACTCGGCATCCCGAGAGATTTGCTCGATGCCGAGGTACTTAGACTCAACATCAAACGTAAACTAAGGAGCATGTAAAATGAAAAACGTCAATGAACTGCGCACCAACTTGGCCGAAGTGTTCCAGTCCCTCAAGAGCGGCCAGATGGATCCGAAGGCAGCCACCGAGCTAGCTAACCTGGCCGGCAAGATGATTTCCAGCGCCAAGGTGCAGGTGGAGTACTACGCCCTGCGTAAGGAACAGCCGTCGATCACCTTCCTCAAGTCGGATGACTGACGGTCTAGTCTGCGCGTGTTGTTGACAAATCGTCATCACATCCCCACAATGTGCCTCACGGACCACAAACGGAGCCGCGGCCCATGACATTCGTTCACCTGATTCAAGTCGCCTACGCGACGACCCTGGTGGGCTTTGTGCTGCTGTTCGGGCTCCATATCTGGACTGACAAAGGGGATGACGAATGAGCAGCAAGGATGCAGTCTGTGCGGCTCGCGACATCATTCTGCAGGTTCGATATGACCTGCAGGATTTCCCTCGCAATGGCGAGCATCTGGACCACATGCGCGCCGAGCTTCGCGAAGTCGATCAAACCCTGGCTGTTGCTTCGGACGCCATCGATTTCATCCGTGACACCGACTGCAACTGCCGCCCGGCTACGGAACAGTACGAGGCAAACATCTGCCGCCGCTGCGATCTCCTGACCCGACTTGGAGTAGCTCTATGAACATCTGGCTCGCTTTCATTGCATCACTCGCGGCCACCACGCTGTTCACTGCAGCGGCGCTGGTCGCGCTGTTCATAGGTAACTGGCCGTTGTCGCTGTTCCTTTTCGCCGTCGACATCGCCGTATATCGCGCACTGACGTATCGCTTGGAGAATCGGGCATGAGCGGACGCTTCGCAGACATCCTGTTTGCGTGGATGACTCTGTTCGCCAGTGCATCGGCGATCATCGGATTGGGCACTCTGTTCGCGTGGCTATTGCTGTTCGGCCATTTCTTTTGGGCCGCTCTGCTTGTTTCCGCGGTCATCTCGACCGCTCTTGTTTTTTCACTCGATTGATGACATTTCATCATCATATTACTAGGAGAGATCCATGAAATTTGAAATCAAAAACCGTTGGACTGGCGAAGCGCTTTTCACCTGCGAACTTTCGGCTGAAGTCGCCGGCAAGTCGTACGGCGTGCAGCTGGGCTTCGCCGTGAAAAAGGCCGTGGAAGCCCGCGCCAACCTGTCGGACGCCAACCTGTCGGACGCCTACCTGTCGGACGCCAACCTGTCGGACGCCAACCTGTCGGGCGCCAACCTGTCGGGCGCCAACCTGTCGCGCGCCGACCTGTCGCGCGCCGACCTGTCGCGCGCCAACCTGTCGGACGCCAACCTGTCGGACGCCAACCTGTCGGGCGCCTACCTGTCGCGCGCCAACCTGTCGGACGCCTACCTGTCGGGCGCCAACCTGTCGCGCGCCGACCTGTCGGGCGCCTACCTGTCGCGCGCCGACCTGTCGCGCGCCTACCTGTCGGGCGTCAAGAATGCGGAATGGTCGATCGCCGTCACGCGCATTCTTCCGGAAGGCTCCATCATCGGCTGGAAAAAGCTGAAGAACGGCGTGCTCGCCAAACTGCTGATCCCCGCAGAAGCTCGTCGCAGCCATGCATTTGGCCGCAAGTGCCGCGCCGAGTATGTGGACGTTCTGGAAGTTATCGGTGCCGAGGTCGGCGTGTCGAAGCACGACGGCAAAACGAAGTACACGGCCGGCCAGCGTGTGCACCCGGACAAGTTTGACGAGAACTGGCAGCAGGAATGCGCTGGCGGCATCCACTTCTTTATCACGCGTGAAGAAGCGGAGGCGTACTGATATGACCACGTTTGTGGGCATCGATCCCGGGCTGTCGGGCGCCATCGCGGCCTATACACCGAGAGACGGCACCTTGCGGCTCATCGATGTGCCCGCGGACGGCAAGTTGGTCGATCTGCGGATTCTCTCCAATTGCTGGCCCGCGCAGTACGCGCGGGCGGCAGCCGTGGAACGCGTGGGCGCTATGCCCAAGCAGGGCCGATCTAGCGCGTTCAACTTTGGCTGCACATTCGGAATCCTGTACGTCATGGCGTACGAGCGTGCCGCGGAAGTTGTGTTGGTCACGCCACAGAAATGGAAGTTTGGGGTTGGCTTGAACGCCAATCCCGACCATGACAAGAAGGCCCGCAAGAACGCATCGCGCCAGCGGGCTACCGAACTGTTCCCTAAGCACGCGCAGCTTTTCCAGCGCGTGAAAGACGACGGCCGCGCCGAAGCAGCCCTGCTCGCTTGGTATCTGGCGCATCGGGTCCATGGTGTTCCCACTTCCGCCAAAAGCTCGGTAATTGATTAATGCGCCGCGGACTTTCTCCCTTTCATTTCCGCCAAAGGCCACTCCCTATGACGAGTTACACGGATGAGAAGTTAAAGAACGGCGTTAGCCCTGAAATGCTAGACGCGAAAGCGGTATCACCATGCATGGGCGAAGGAATGTCAGTCGATCAGGCGATTAGAATCTTTGATCGCATGAATGTAGAGAACTGGTACTCCCTACAAGAAGCATGGAAGGCTATCAAAGCCGACCGTACCCGCCTGCAAGCGGAGGTGGAGGCACTTCGGAAGGATGCCGAACGCTATCGCTATATCCGCGAATCTGGCGCCGAGTTCGTTCATTACACCGGCGCCGGCACGCATGGGTTGTACGAAGACGAAGAACTAGATCGTCGCGTAGATGGTGTTCTGCGCGACTTCATCGACTCCGCCCGAGCCAAGAAGGGGGATGTATGAACACGCAGACGCAGAGAGTGGATGTGCCTGCTGGCATGCATCAGGTCAGCAAGGAGCAGTTCTGGAATGCGGTGATGTCCGAGAAGCGGAACATCCATCCATCATCGGAGAAGTTCTACACCAACTGGATGATCGTTGGTACGCAGACACGTTGGGGATGGACATCGCGTGGTTTCGCCGGTCCTTTCCAGCATGACGGTGCGCCCACTGAAGTCTTCGCCCACGTTGGAGGTGGGCAGTCATGAGCATGACCACCAACCACGAACATCTGCGCGAAATTATTTCTGAGATGTTCAATGCACATCACCCTTCTGATGCTGCGGTCAGTAGATGGGCCTCATTGTTTGAGGGAGTGGTAGACGAACTCGCCGCGCTCCGTAAGGAGAATGGGCGCCTGAGTTCCATCATCAATACGCCGCAGTCAGACGACTTCCTGCGTGCCGTCAGTATCGAGGCCGAACATCAGCGCCAGCGATGGGGTTCCGACCACGATCAAGGTAAAGCGCCAGCCGATTGGTTCTGGCTAGTCGGTTACCTGGCTGGCAAGGCGCTTCATAAGCATGCCGATGGAGATATCGACAAGGCTGAGCACCACATCATCACGACGGCTGCGGCATGTGCCAATTGGCACCGAGCGATGTTAGGCAAGACCAACATGCGGCCAGGCATCGACGGCGCCCGCGCAGCCATCGGAGGTAAATGACATGTATTGCCCTGAGCATCTGGTATTCGGCAAAGGCGGCCTTTGGGTATGGCTTTACTGGCATGACGTGCCGCGAAAGTCGATTCCAAAGAAAGTATGGCTAAACCCCTTTCGCTACGAGATCAGCTTCGTTCGCAACGGTCGCCGTTACTTCCGCATTAACCGAGAAGGCATGGCATGGGGTCGTATCACTTGGTTCTTTCTCAAGCGCACGAAGAAGTACAAAAGCGCAGCCATCGGAGACAGTCATGAGTGAGATGACGCTTGAGCAGGTGCGCGAGGCGCTTGCCATCTATTCAGATGATCTGAAGCAGCCCGCGCTTGATTTGATCTACGACTGCGTTGCAGCCATCGACGCCCACCTTACCGCGCAGGCGGTGTTGACGGATGAAGTCATTGATCGGGCTCGCAATGCGTACAAAGCCATCAAGCGCTATCACACGGCCGACTATCCCGAGCCCATTGGTAGTATCCGAAGTGTCGTTGATATCAACCGCAACGATGATGCGGCATGGCGCGCCGCCCTCGAATCCGCGCGTCTGGCGCAGCCTGTGGTGGACGTTGCTGCACTAGACGATGTGCCAACCGTTGGATTTGTCGGCCTACTCGTACGTGATAGCGATGGCGCGGATTGCGAAGTGAAGTTTGTGCACGGGGCCGAGCTGAACTACGAAGATCACCACACCGATAGCGAGACCGGGTTTCACTGGGAGTTCAAAGCCTGCATTGGCCGCGATAAAGCGAAAGCCCTCCTATCCCAACGCCAGCCGCAGGGCGCGCAGGGGGAGGAAGTCGTCTGCGAGCTTGCTGGGCACGTCAAGGACGGAGAAGACGGACCGTACATCGACTGGCTCGGCGAAGGTGGCATGTCCGAGCTTCCCGATGGCACGCCGCTTTGGCTGCTATCCGGCGCCGACTTCCCGGTTGAAGATGGAATGGCGTCTCTCTACACGCACCCCGCCGAGCGCGCGGCCGTGCCGGAGGGTTCACTTCTGATAGATGTTCGCGGGAAGTGGTATGACGTACCGATCCCTGTGCATCTGCACATAATTGCGTTGCGCGACAAGGTGGAACAGGTTGAGACGGTTGAAACGCTCGTCGCCGTGTATGACGCGGTAAGCCGATCTAACCTGACACGCGACGTCAAAACGCGTGAAACAAAGACGCAAGTGGTTAGGGACGCCATGCTCTCCGCCGCCCCGACGCTCGCCGGGAAGGAGAAGGGGTGATGAATCCGAATTGTCCTCAATGCGGCAAACAGCTGTGTGAAGTTCGCCAAGGTCCAAACAGCATGCTCAATATTGAGCAATTCGATGCCGTAAAGGCCGGCGATTGGTACTGCACTCATTGCCCAAGCAATGACCGTGGAAACACGAGCTACGCATACTTCTGGGCTCGTGAGGTACAGCCATGACCGACGAGCAGAAGATGCGAGCTGAGTTCGATTACTGGTGGAATCGGCATGGACGGTTTAATGCAGACCTCGAGGACCCCGACCAGATCGAGGCTGCATGGACCGGTTGGCAAGCCGCCCTCTCCCACGCCAGCGCAACTGCCGAGGAATGCTCCGTGGTTCCTACTAATTCGCCGGAGATTGGTAGCAAGTTAGTAGATGCCGATGCGAAGGTCACCGCGTTTCGAAATCGATTCATCAGCGAGAGAACGACCACTTGGTTACGGGATGGACTCGATTACGAGATGGCACGCGCGAAGGCGGAGGCCGACGCTAACGAATACGAGCAGGCGTTCGACCAAGCCATCGCGGCCAAGACGGGTGACAAGCCATGACCATCTGCACGGGCATCAACGCCTCGGACATCCCTGCGGCGGACTTGAAGCTTCTGGCTGCGGATCTGGAAAGGCGTATCCGGAAAGACACGGCTCTACTGGAAGAAATCAGGGAAGAACTGCAGGATCGCGCCTCGCGTGATGCCATTTTGTCATCACTCGATGGTAAAATAGAGCCGTATACGCCTGCTACGGAGTCCTGAGCATGACGGCACCGCGCCGCCACTTCATCATCCCCGACACTCAGGTGAAAAAGGGTGTCCCCATCGATCATCTGGCGTGGATCGGCCAAGCCGTCCGGGACTACAAGCCGGATGTCGTTGTCCACTTGGGCGACCACTGGGACTTCCCTTCCCTCTCCCGCTATGACGCGCCCGGATCCATGGCGCTGGAAGGCGCACGCGTCGAGGACGACATCAAGGCCGGCAACGATGCCTTGGAGCTGTTGACGCGCAGTATGGGCCGATATAAGGGCCGCAAGATCATTCTGGAAGGCAACCATGAGAACCGTCTGGTCCGTGCGATTAACGCGGACCCCCGCATGGCTGGAACGCTCGGCTATCATCTGCTCAACCGCGAACGGCTGGGCTGGGAAGTGGTGGATTATTTCTGTGGTGCGCCGGGCCAAGTGAAGGTGGATGGTGTCGTTTACGCCCACTATTTCGCCGCGGTGAACACGGGCCGGGCGATCGGCGGTACGGCGAATAACAAGCTGAATCACATCGGCGAGCCTTTCGTGCAGGGGCACGTGCAGGGCTTGGATGTGGGCTCCAAACAGTTCGCCACCGGCAAGATCAAGCAAGGCATCGTTGCCGGCTCCGCCTATCTACACGACGAAGACTACAAGGGCATGGCCAATACCCATTGGCGCGGCGTGCTCGTGCTCAACGAGGTACGCAACGGCGAATTCTGCGCCATGCCGCTGACCCTCGATTATCTGTGCCGGCGCTACACAGGATATCCCTTGGATGCCTACATGCGCCGCACGTACCCCAACGCGCAGAAGCGCTTCACCGTGGCTAGGAGGGTGGCGTGAACGAGTACGAAAATTTCCTGGGTGACGGCGAGCGAATGGCCGTGGCGCTGGCCGCCGCTGTGATTCGCGAACGACGCCCTACCCCTTCCCTTCCCGAAGACGCCACAGCCCGCAACGACATGCCCATGGCGGAAGGTCTGCTGGACTACTTCCCCAACGCCCTGGCTTACGTGGCCAAGGTGAGCAAGGACGGGAACGAGCAGCACAACCCGGGCCAGGCGCTGCATTGGAATCGTGATGTCTCGCGCGACCACGGCAATAAGATCATTCGGCACCAAGTGGACTTCGACAAGAAGGACGAGCGCGATATCTACCACGCCGGTCGCTGTGCCTGGCGCGCGCTGGCCCAGCTGCAGGAACTGCTGGAACGGGAGCACGGTTACCCCCTGCCCCGCGGGTGTCGCACGTCCAAAGTGTTGATCGATCCGCAACATGTGGATGAAGACCTTAACAAATCCTACGGAGGGACGGATTGATGAGCGTCCACGACGATTTCAACCGATTTGAATTTGAGCGTGCCCGCAGCCGCTACAACCGCAGCCAGTTCAAGGAGATGACCACGGACAATTGGGTTGCCCTGGTCGAGGGTTACCGCGCGCAGATCAAGGAACTGGAGTTGCGCGCTGCGGAAGCTCAGGATTGGGCACACGACGAGTGACAGATATTGCGCTGCCGCTCGACTGGCAATTACAGGGAGCCGAGCATCTTGCCTCGGGCAAGCATCGCTTCCTAGCCGATGAACCGGGCTGCGGTAAAAGTTGCCAAGCAGTTCGCGCTTCTGACATGGTCGGCGGGCGCAATATCTTGGTACTCGTCCCCGCAACCGTCCGCGTCAACTGGCTGCTTGAGTTCGCCAAGTTCAGCCCCTTCGATCGCCCGGCGGTCGCCCTACTTGACGGCAAGACCCGACCCGCACCACAGGGGGTGACGGTATGCAGCTACGAAATGCTTTTGAACAAGCAAGTCCTCAAGTCTCTATCGGCGAGACATTGGGATGTTCTCATCCTCGATGAGGCGCACCGGCTGAAGAACCGGGCCGCGCGTGTCACCAAAACGATTTACGGAGGCGGCGCCAAAGCCATCGAAGGCTTGGCGTCGAAGGCGGATTTTGTCTGGCGATTGTCGGGCACGCCGGCACCGAACCATGTCGATGAGCTGTGGACGCACCTGCGGCACGCGGGCTTGTACGACCGGGATTACTACACGTTTGTGCAGGAATTCTGCGCGGGTTTCGAATCCGACTATGGCTTTCGTATCACGGGAACCAAGAACGCCGATCGCCTTAAAGAGCTGTTGAAACCTTTCATGCTGCGCAGGAAGAAAGCCGACGTGTTGCCGAAGCTGCCTCCCATCGAATTCGAACACCACGTTATCGACCCTTCGCTGGTTGACGAGGAAGTCTATTTCCCTGAGACGATGGGCGGAGACAATGGCTATCTACGGCAGGAGCTGCGCGACCAG